ATTAGGCTGTCAAGTAGATGTGTGCCTTAACTGGTGCAATTTCATCTTTAATAACTGTCAATTGGTGTCCCATTTTTCAGTGAAAAAGGTGTAATACAAGGTTTCATTTATAAAAAAATAAAGGTTTCATTTATTAAATTATAAATTTTTTATAATTTAATAAGCTTTAATTAATTAAGATATTTAGATTGATACTTCCTTCTTTTCATCGATAGAGGCATTAGTGGCATAGACGAAGATAGTACCTCTCTTCTTACCTAATTTAGATACATTAGCAGCTTCATCACTATGTTCCCAATCACCTCCTAAGATAGCTAATCCACGACTGTCTGCATCTCTTTGATTAATGGGTCCATAAGGATCGTAGATGAACCATCCAGTGAAACTAGAACCAGGGGGAGACTTTACGCAAGCAGAAGAACCAATTACAACATCAGATTCACTACCATTTGAAACGTTTACTTCAGAATATACGAGGGATCTTAAGGTGTAATCTTCACCTCTTACTTGCATTGTTTCTTTAAATATTACTTCACGAGTGTTGAGTCTTTCAAAACCAGCAATAGGAGCAGGTAAGTTAGACATAGAATATTGAGTTAAGTGATTGTTGAAGTTGATGTTTGTGGCTCTTCTGTCAACGTAGAAGATTAATACACCACGAGACCAGATTAAAGAAGTGTTTCTGGGGACAATGGCACCACCTTCGATGAAGAATTGGTATTGTTCGAGAGCACTTTCTAAATTGATAGCGCTTTCATCGGCTAACTTAGGGGGGATTCTCATGTTAATCATAGGTACAGATGTTACTTGGGGTCTTACGTTAAAGGCGTAAGGGTTGATTGATACAGGGTTTACTGAAGCAGGTGTTGTGGCAACAACGGTAGGTCTGAAAGAGAAAGCAGATAATAATCTCTTTAAGATTACACCATCGTAGCGACCGTAGATTAAGTCGGGTGTATCTTGTCTATTGAGTCTGCATAAGTCAACAGAACTTACAAAGTCCTTGAAGGAAGCATTGTAGTATTGACCATTTCTTAAGTGTAATACACAGTTCCAAAGTTGAGTTTGGAGTTGGGCTCTGTTGTATAAGTCAAGGATGGTAGAGCTGTTAGAGCATACTACGTCATTGGGGTCGGTAGTTAAGGCGTAGAATAATTCGTAGTCAGGTCTAGATGTTAAGGGTTCACCGGCATATCTAGTCTTTACAATTCCAGCAATGTTAGAGAATAAAAAGAAGTTATCTAAGATTTGGAATTTAGGTAAGAAAAGAGCAGCTAATACAGGGTGGATGTGTTCGCCTACACGGTGCATATTTCTATCGTAAGTACCAGTGATAGCTTCAAGGTCTAAGTCTTTGTATTTCATTGATTGAAGTAATACTTGGGCGTGTAAAGGTCTGGTTGTTTGGTGGAGTTGGGTAATTTGTTGTAAGTATTTGTAATCTTCGTCAGATAATTTACCAGTGAAGCCGTGTACATCTAATGTAATACCACCTAATACTTTAGCTAAGTTGGTAGAAGGTTGAACTACATCTAAGCTTTTGATGCCAACTAATTCACTTTCGTAGATTCTTTGGAATTCAGCGAATTCATCTTCAGATAATCCATATTTGACTTTGTATTTGTGAGCCTTTTCTAAAAGCATATGAAAAGGAGTTTGGGTTTCACTGTATTTTTCACGAATGAGTTGAGCGAATTTCTTAGCTTTCTTTATTAAGTTGGATTGTTTTTCGCTGTAAGAATTTTGTAATTGGTCTATTAATTCATCATCTTTGAACATGCTTCTTAATCTCATAAAATCTTGAGATGTAACTTTTCCATTCTTTTTGAGAAGTCTTTGAATTTCATCTTTAACAGAGCTGCCTCTTTGGCTGCTAGATCTTAATTTACTGTCAAAATCCATTAGTATATATACTAAATTAGAAATAATTTTTTAGGAAAATTAAATATTTTTTAAAAATTTAAACCTTTTTAAAGTTATTTAGACATAAAAAAGTTAATTTTACTAATGGATAGTCTTTGGATAAATAAATATCGTCCAAATTCACTTAATCAAATTATTGGTCATAAGTTACAAATAAAAAAAATAAAGGATTGGTTAAGCAATCTAATTCAAAAAAATAAAAATAATGCTATCATTGTATCAGGAAACCACGGAATCGGTAAAACTTTAACTGTTAAATTAGCTTTAGAGGATGCAGGATACATCGTAAGAATTATAAATCCAAGTGAAATAAAAGATTTTAGAATATTTGATGATTTTGATGAATACTACAATCAAGAAAATTCTATATTAAGCAAACTTAATTTTTACAAAAATAAAAATAATAAGATTGCACTAATATTTGATGAGACCGAAAATATTTCATTAACATCAGAGAAAAAATATATAATGGAAATATATAAAGAAAATAATAAAACTAATTCATTCCCATTAGTATTTATTTCTAACAATCAACATTCAAAATTATTAAATGATTTAAAAAAGAATTGTGATGAAATACATTTTTATTCACCATCATCTTTAGAAATTAAAAATTTAATACAAGAGATATCAGTAAAAGAAAATTTTAAAATAAAAGATGATGATGAAATTTATGATAGGATAATTAATTTTTCACAATTTGATATTAGAAGATTAATAAATATTTTGCAGGAATTATCATATCATTACAAAAATATTGATGATATTAAAAATTTAAATGATTTTTTTGAAAAATCTAGACAAAAAAATATTGATGTAGGTTTGTATGAAGCTACTGAAAAATTATTAAATAATTATTTAGATTACGACACAATATTTAAATTATATGAATCAGAAAAAGTATTATTACCTCTTATGATTCACGAACATTATATAAAAAAACTATTAACTCAGTCAAAACAATCTTGGGATAAAATTATTTATACATTAGTAAAAACATCTGATTCTATATCAAGAGGAGATAATATAGAAACTAGTATTTATACAGATCAAAATTGGTATTTACAGAATATTCACGGATTTTATACTTGTTTAAATACATCTTTTTGGATTAATCGTTATAAAACTAAATATACATTAAAATCTGATAAAATGAAATTTAGTTCTGATTTGAATAAAACATCTTTAAAAAATATTAATAGGAAAAATATTAACAATCTATTAAAAATAATACCAAATAAATCAATTGAAGAAATTATGTATATAAATCAATTGGCAAATTATTTAGTAAAAAATAATATGGAAGGAGACTTAATAACAGTTTTACAACATTATAAAAAAGACATAACAGTAAAAGAAATAGAATTATTTTTAAAAATAGATAAAACACAAGAGTTTTATACTCTTACAAGCAAAGATAAAAAAAGAATTAGCAAAACTTATAACTTGAATTTAGACTCAAAATAATTCACTAATCTTAGTTAAACCATAAAAAAAAATTTCATTACTATTATTTGGTTGTTCGAAAATGTACATTTCATCTGTAATATATAACAAAACATCAGTAACTAAAGCTAAATATTTTGAATCTGGTATTAAAAAACTATCATTAGTTAAAAATTGATAAAAAAATTGTGTTGTTTGATTATTAGTCGCCATTTTTTCAAATAAATATCCTTTCGTTCTAAGTTCATCTATATATTTAATTGTATCAATACCTACATTTGGTAAAACATTTGCCCAAGACCATAGTTTTGTTTGAGTATTATAAATTCCATAAAAATGATAATCTCCTATTAATTTAATATTTTTATTTTCAATGAAAAAGATTTTCTTTTGATTATTTATTTTATCAAAAGTAATTTTATAATTTTTTCTAATATCTATTGTCTTCTGAATTTCTTTGAACTTTTTTTTGGAATTTTTAGAAATTTTAGTTAATAAATTCATTAAAATAAATTAGATTTAAATATAAATTTTTATAAAAATATCTAATAAATTATATATAATAATGGATAAAGTTTATATTTATGCTTTAGTAATGTTTCTTTTTTTTTATTTTGTAGTTGTTCCTTGTTTAGAATATTATAAAGAAAAAGATAAACAAATTTTAAGAGAAAAACTAGAAAATATAATGAAATTACATTGAGAATTATTTAGAATAAATTTGTAAAAAATATCTAATTTATAATATATGAAATTTAATTTAAGTGAACTTTTCGGAAATGCAGAAAATAATAGAATATTTTTTTATTCAACAGTATTAGCAATAATTTTCTTTTTATTTATTATGCCTTCTCTAGAAGGATGTTACTTAGATGATAAGAAAAAATTAAAAGAAAAATTGGAAAATATTTTTAACAAAGAAATTTATCCAATTGATAAAAGAAAATGCTCGCGTTCTTGTTGCAAAAATTCTGGATGGCCTTATCCAAAAGAATTATTAGAAAATGACATTGATTCAAAAGAATTAGAACAATATGTTCCTAATAATTTCTCTTGTGCATATGGTCCAAATCAAAAAAGCGGTTGCTTATGTTTAGATAAAAATGATATGAATTATTTAACAAACAAGGCGGGTAACCTAAGAACTGATTAATTTTATTTATATAAACTATTATATTATTTTAGTTTAAATTGATAAAAATATCTAACTTATTTTAATATGATTAATTTTTTTGTAGAAACCAAAAATGAATATACTACACAATTGGTAAATGTTTTAGCTCCTTTAATATATGAAGGAATACAATCAATTTATACGGAAGCTTTAAAAGTTTCAAATGAATCCGATAATATACTAAAAGTATTTATGACATTATTAAGAAGAATTCCAAAATGGAATCCAGAAATAATTAAACAAGAATCTGATAGAATAATGAATAATTCTAAAAGTTTCAGTTGGTTACCTGATTTAGTAAAAGCAACATTGAAAGCTAATATAATTGTATTAACATATAGTCCTAATGGAAGAAATAATAAAATAGATCCAAAAGCATTTCAAGATATTAAAATAGAAGATTTTATACATAAAGTTTATATTGAATGTGCAAGAGAACTATGGAATAATCCTTATTTAATGTATCATCAATACCCTGCTATTGAAATTAAAAGAAATCAAAGAGATTCTATGAATTTAGTGAAAGAATCAATTAAAGAAGCTATTAGAAAATTATTACCAATAAAGCAAATTTTAGAAATTTATTTAGGTGAAGAGTTAGAACCTAATTTACCCAATGATCAATTTGAAAGAAATATAACAGAAGCAGAAGAAAAAAATATTCAAAAACTAATTAATAAAGAATTGAATAATCCTATTGAAAAACCAAAATTAGATGAAAAAATGTCAATTCAAAAGGGTGGTGATGAAAAAGAATTTGTTTCCAAAGATTTAAATACAAAAATATTAGAAATTTTGAATAAATCAGAATCATCAACATCTTCTAGTAATTCAGAAACTCCAATGACCAAGGCAACAAAAGATTCAGAAAGAAGTTATACTCCTCAAAAAGGAGGAAACGGTCAAACAAAAGAAGAATCTTTAGAAAAAAAAATTGATGATAGAATAAAACACATATTAGAAAAAGATTTAGGTGAAGAAGATTTAGATACATCATTATCTTATCGTGCAGAAACCAATGAAAAGGATTATCAAGAAATTTTTTCTAATAATGTAGAAGAAAAAGTTGCTAGTAATGAAAAAGATAAAGACTCTAGTAAAAGTAAAAGAAAGTTTTTTAATAATTACTTAAACTTTTAACAAGTCTGAAAATTTAATTATTTTTATTTTGTACTTTAACAGAGGGAGATACCATATCTAATATTGCAAATGCTATTGCTGAAGTAGCACCAATCATAATTAATTCTTTATTTGGTAAACCTTTTTCTGGGATATATCTGGTAGATATAGCTACAATGAGACCTAATAATATATATTTTATTATGCGTTCGATATTTAAAATACTTAGAAAAGTCATTTATATTATTTTATATTAGAAAATAATATAATTTTTTCTTATATATTATAATGGTATCATTTGAAAAAATAAAAGAATTGATAATTATTGTATCAACATTTGGAATAGTTTATTGGTTTCAATTTGTTGATGATAAAAAAAGATGTAAAAAAAGAGTAAGTATTTATGAAAAAGTTAAATTACCTCTCTTGGTAACTTGTATTGTAGGATTGGTTCTATTTTGGGAAAAAGACAGTGTTTTAGCTATATTTATAGCAAAAGAATCTTGTCCATCTACATCCAATAATTTAGAACCTCCAAAATTACCAGCATTATCAGAATTTTTACCACAAAATAAATATTCAAAAGTTGATGCTGATTTTAGACCTGCAAAACCAGAATTTGATGTTTACACAGAATTACCCGAATGGTAAAAAAATATATAAAAAAAAATAAAAAATGAATTTTTTTTTATAAATATACTTAATGAACAATGTTTTAGATACTGCTTCTGAAGTATCCGCTAATGTAGTTAATAGCACTTTTTCTAATGATTTTTTTAGATTATTATCTTTAATGATTGTTGGTGTATTTGCTGGTTATACTCTCCGTCCTGTTCCTAATTGGTTAGGTAACTTATTTGATACATCACTTTTATTTAAATTTTTAATTATTTTAGTTGTTGGTGTAACTGGTAATTACCCTGTAAGTAAATCAAAGATGATTCACATTGCAATTTCATCTGCTATTATCTTAGCAATCTTTGAAGGTTTAAGAAATGTTGAATCATATATGGAAAAGAAAGAAAAGAAATAATTTTTAAATTATAACTTAAGCACTTGATGGTATAAAATAAACTTTATTTAGAGTTGTATTGTTCCAATATAATCTTCAAATGTTTCACGTCTACGAATCATTTGAATACTTTTATCTTCTTTATATAAAATTTCTGGTGCCCTTAATTTTCCATTGTATTGAAATCCCATACTTTGAGCGTGAGCTCCACAATCATGAATAATAAAAATATCTCCAATATTTGCTTTTGCTAATTCTCTATCTTTAGCAAACCAATCATTATTTTCACATAATGTACCAACAACATTAGCTTTTGATTTTTCAGATTCATCTTTACCTAATATTGTAATATAATGGTAAGCTCCATACATTCCAGGTCTCATTAAATTAGACATACAAGCATCAAGACCATAAAATGTAGCATAAGATTCTTTAATAACATTACATTTAGAAATTAACCATCCATAAGGACCTGTTATATATCTACCATTTTCCATATATAATTTGGGAGACTTTATATTATATTTATCTTCCATTTTTCTTATTTTATCTAAAAGCAAAAAAGAAAAATCTTCAATATTAATTCTATTATCACTTTCTCTGTATGGGATTCCAATACCTCCACCAATATTAATAAAATCAAAAATTATATTAACTTCTTTATAAATATTATTAATGTTTTCAAATAATATTTCTATTAATTGTTCCCAATAATTTAAATCTAATACATTAGAACCTGTCATCATATGTATTCCAAATTTTTTAATTCCAAGTTCTTTTGCCATTAAATATCCTTTTACAATATCTGCTGATGATATTCCAAATTTGGCATCTTTACCTCCCAATATGTTTGATACTGTTTCTGAATCTGTTTTACCTATCCCTGGATTTAATCTAAATGATAAAATAGAAGGTAATTTACCAATATTTTTAATTGTTTCAATTAATGTAATATCATCTAAATTTATTATTGCATCTAAATTTATAGCATATTCTAAATCTTCTTTAGAAGTATAATTACTAGTAAACATAATCTTTTCACCAGATACATTTAATAAATTTGCTAATTTTAATTCAGTTAATGAAGAACAATCTAAATACGAACCATTATTTAATAAAATTTTAAGAATATTAGGATTTGGCAAAGCTTTTACAGCAAAATATTGTCTAAAATCTTTAAATTTATTCGACATACATTTTAAAAAATTATTTAAGTTATCTACGATTAGTTTTTCATCATAAATGTGAAATGGAGTACCTACTTCCTTAATAATATTAAATAATTCTGATTTGGTTATATCTAATTTAACTGGCATTTATAATTTAATAATTTAATTAGAATGTATTATAATCAATTTTTCTTTGATTACAAAGTAACCATGTAGGGTTTTACAAGCCCAAATATTTTTTCTAATCTAAAATAATGAGTAATTCAAAAAGTGTAAGTTTTGGGGCATCCAGACTACAACTAAAAAGATTCCCTATAGATAAAATGGTAGATCATTGTACAATTGCAATGATTGCTAAAAGAGCTTCGGGAAAATCATATTTAACAAGAGAAATATTATATCACAAGAAGAAAACACCTGCGATTACAGTAATTTCTAAAACTGAAAAGTTAAATAAATTTTATGGTGAATTTTGTCCTGATTCTTTTATTTACGATAAATTTGATACTGAAATATTATCTCAAATTTATGAAAGGCAATCTAAATTAAATGAAGATAATAATAGAAGAAAGAAAGAAGGAAAAAAATTAAAAGATGATAGATTAATGTTAATTATGGATGATTGTATGTCAAGTAAAGGTGATTGGTTAAAAGATCCACAAATATTAGAATTGTTTTTCAATGGTCGTCACCATCATATATCCTTTATTTTAACAATGCAATTCTCTTTAGGTATACCCCCAGAATTAAGAAGTAACTTTGATTATATTTTTTTACTTGCAGAAGATTTTACAAGTAACAGAAAAAGATTATATGAACATTATGCAGGTATGTTTCCTTCATTAGCTATTTTTGAAGAAGTTTTTTCTGAAGTTACACAAAACTATGGTTGTATGGTAATAGATAATCGAGTACACTCAAGAAATATTGCTGATAAAGTATATTGGTACCGTGCTAAAGATGTCCCTAATTTTACTTTTGGTTCGAATAAGTTTATTAGATATCATAAAGAACATTACGATAAAGATTGGAATAAAAAGTTACCTATTTTTGATCCAGCATCTGTTTTAGCTAAGAAAAGGAACAATATTAAATTGATTATTGAAAAAGTAAAGCATTAAAATAAATTAGTTATTTATTTTAATTTTTTTATACATCTAATGTTTTTAATTTTTCATTAAAATTCTTCATTTCTAATTTCTTTTGTAATTCATTAATTCCAATTTTTTCTGATAGTTCAGCTTCTTTATCAGTAATTTCTTTTTTCTTATTTTCTAATTTTTGAAGTTGTAAATCTAACTTGGCTAATTCTTTTTCAATGGATTCTTTTTCTTCTATGCTAGAATTTTTTAATTTATTACTGAAACTTTCTTTTTCTGTTATTTTATAATTTAAACTATCTTCTAAATTTTTCTTAATTAACTCATTCTTTCTAAATTCATCATAAAGTTTAGCTTTCTTTTCATTTTCAGCTTTCTTTTTCATAGTTTCGTTTAATTGTTCGTCTGCATATTCAGCTTCACCTGCTTCCTTGGAATCAGGTGGAGGATTAAATGGTTGCCATTTATATAATTCTCCTACTAAAATACTGAAACTATTATTAATATCACGAAGTGCTCTAGAATGTTCATTTGCAGATTCTTCATTGTTAAAACAACCACTAATTTTAATACCAACTAAACTTTTATTTTCTTCGGCTAAAAATGAAATACAATACCAATTTTGTCCTTCGATTTTTTCACTCTTTCTATTTACTTGTCCTTTATATTCAACTGGTTGATTTTGATTAGGTACATTTTCTTCTTCTTTTACTTCATAACATTCTTCAATTGTAAGATTTTTTAATTTATCTTCATTTTCTAATTTTTTCTTTTCATTTTCTTCGTACTTTGTAGTTAGTTCTTTAATTACTTTCTTTAATGTTTCTAAATAGTCTCCCTTTCTCTTCTTCTCTTTTTCATCAGTAATATCTTGATATTCTTTCGTTTCTTTTTCTAATTCTTCTTCCTTAATTTTTTTATTATCTAAAATATTTTTTGCAATCATAGAATGTTTTCTTTCTTCATATTCAATGTTTTTCTTTTGTATATCTAATAAATATCTTTTCATCATATCATTTAATTGATCATTTAAATCACCTTTATTCGGTTTTGGGTCAAAAGCATTCCACGCTCCAACTTCAGCACAAAAATTATAATGTCCTGGCTCTTTTAATAGTTGTATTTGTTCTTGAGCTTCTTCTAATGTTTTAAATGCACCACTTACTCTAATTGCTTTAATGGTCTTTTTATCTTCATTCATCCATAATGACATACAACAAAAGTTTTGATTGTCAGGAATGATAGAATCTTTTAGTAGATAATCAATATTAGGCATTAAAACATATATTGATTATTTCTTTAAAAGAATATTTTTTTATATTTTAATTGAATGGAACTGAATTTAGATAAATTTATAAAATATTATTTTGAACAGCTTTATAAAATATTATTTTGAACAGCTTTAGTGTCCATATCAGCATATCCCATCCATACATCGGGTTTACTAAACATTCTATTATAGATTTCAGAAGGTCTTTCTTGATTTAATTTTTGTTTGAATTCTTTAGGTATATTTTCTTTTTCTACAATAGGACATTTATTATATGTTTTTGTTAAGTTATATGTTAATAGAATTGCTCCAAAAAAGATTAACAAAACTGAAATATTATGAATAACATTGTTCATTATATTTCAATAGATTTTATTTATATTTTTATTTAAATGATGAAATAAAATCCCAATTCAAATCAGTACAAATTTTTTTCCATATTGTATCATTTTCCATTAAAATATCAAGTTGTTTGTGTAATGGGAAACATTCTAATAAATGGTCTAATTCTAATAATTCACAAAATTTATGTAAAACAAATGAATATGATAAGAAATTTTTCCTATCTTGAGGTTTATGTTTCATCCAAGGATCTTGAATCATTAAAAACATTCTTATGAACATTTTTTCCATATCCCTAGTAATTTTAGGTGGTGGCAATCCAGATAACTTATTTATAATATAATGTATATGTTCATATAAATGATTGTATTTTAATTTTTTCAAAATAGTTCTCATTTTACAACGATTTAGAGTTGCTAAATCAGATATTCTCTTTCTATTTAGTTCAGCAATTATATCTTTGTAAATTTGTTCATCAATTTCAGGAGATTGTTTAGCTTGGAAAGCATTTAGCCATTCTCTAAATCTATTTAATCTTTTATAAGGTGAATAATCTTTAATTTGTACATCTTCATCTAAAATAATTACTTCCATATCTCCACATAATGGACAAATATATGATGATTCAACTAAATTTAGAATTTTTTCAATTTTACATTCTGTACAATATTTTAATCTTTTTGTTCCATCATCAGGAGTAACTCTAATGCCTTCTGTAATTTGACAGTATTTTTCAAATAATTCAGTTTTATTAACAATTTTTTCATTTTTTGGTTTTTCATCAACTATTTTCTTTTTACATAAAAAACTCAAAATATTTTTTGATTCTGCTTTTTCATCTTCATTATCTTTTAAATTATAATATGACATTAACAATTCGCCAGTTTTGTCATAATAATCCATTTCTTGATAATTAGTTTTTAATAAACCAATTTTACTTAATATATCATCTTGTTTATCAAGTAATTCAGCACGTTTCTTTTGTTCAATGTTAGTAAATTTTTCTCTAACTTTATCTAATTCAGATATTTCATTCTGAATATTTAATAAATTTTCTTCAAGATTTTGGAGGTTTTGTTTTTCTGTTTCAAATTCTTTAATTTTTTGTCGGTGTTTATTTTCTAAGGTAGATGTCTTTTTGATGTCATTACCCTTGGTAGACATATACTTTATTATTATAAAAATACTTTATGTGATTTATGAAATAATTTAAAAGAATGTTATGAGAAAATATAATGACTATGTTACCATTACCTGATAAAAGTATTAGAATGGATTTAATTGAATTAAGAAAAAACTATCCTGAAAAATTTGGAAGATTTATTATGGCTCTTAAAAATTTAGAAGATTCTGACGATTGGTATAGAATTTGTGGTATTCACGGTAATACTTTTAAACCGAATGACTCGGAAATTTTATGTCCTACAGATGAAAAAGTAGTAGCTGTATTAAGTGAAACTGGTGAGCCATTTTATTGTAAGCACAAAGTTTATAGTTTTATCGCTTGGCATACTCCTTATGTGTATCAATTTGAATTATTATTAAATAAATATAATTTATCAAAAAATACAGAATATATATCTTTACCATATTTGGATTTAACTAATTTTTCCAATGATTATTCTTTTATAAATGAACCAAAAATAACTATTTTATACGATACTCAAAATATAACTTTAGACAATCCTCTAGCTACAGCATTTTACTACAAAGATGGTGTAAAGACAAAAATAACAAGAAATGGTTTTTTAAACCCTAAAACCAAGAGACAAAAGTTACAATTAATGACTGTAAAAAATCAATTGAATATGTGCTTAATAAATCCAACTTATGAAAAATTTAGTTCTCATCCTGTTTCTTTTTCCAAAATGGGAATAATTACTGATTTTGTTCCTTTAGAAACTCCTCATAATACCATTCACGATGTTTTGGGAGGAAATGATGGAAATATGAGTGATATAAGTATTTCAGCTTTTGACCCATTATTTTGGTTACATCATTGTAATATGGATAGACATTTTTATAATTGGTTATTTAAAAATACAAACAGTTTTACTGAATCAATTTATCCCAATAAAATAACAGACGAAGTTTATCAAGCAACACACGCACCATTTTTTAATAATGACATATATGACACTGATTTTAATAATTATAAATATGGTTGGCAAAATAAACACATTAATTATATGTTGTTAAAAGATACATTAAAATTAGAAAAATTCCCATTCACATATGAGGAAATTAAAGTTTCTAAAACAGAAATAAAAGGATTTATAGAGCTTATTGATATTCCAATCCCAACAGAATCAGTAACAATAGTTGCCTATATATATTCTAAAAATACTATATTAAATAAGGATGAACATTTTGCAGGGTCTGTATTTTGGTTTGGTGTTAATAGAACAATTAGAAATTGTGAACGTTGTAAAATTACAAGAACTAATTTAAAATTAGATATTAGTGAATATATTTTACAAAATAAAATATCAAAAGAAAATATTAATAATTATTATTTAATTATTGAAGGAGAAAGTAAAACCAATAAATATAATATTTATAATCAAAAAGAAATTATACAAGATGGTGACTATAAAATAAAAATTAATTAATATAAAATAAATATTTTTTTATCCTACAAAATTAAAAAATATTTAAAAAATTTAAATTTTCTTGAAAACTTTTCTTGTGAAAAATTAATTTTTTGACCAAAAGTTATCCAAACTCAGAAAAAAGTTTAATTTATTTTTTAATTTTAAAATTTTTTTCTGGTATAAGTTATATAATCCATGGGTGGAGGTTTAATGCAACTCGTCGCTTACGGCGCACAAGATGTCTATTTAACAGGCAATCCTCAAATTACATTTTTTAAAGTAGTATACAGAAGACACACTAACTTCTCTGTAGAACCTATCCAACAAGTATTCAACGGTGCTGCTGACTTCGGCAGAACTGTAACTTGCAATATTAACAGAAACGGTGACTTAATCACCAATATGTACTCAGTAATCGAACTCAAAGCAGCTGAATCCGATGGCGAAGAAGCCAGATGGGGCTACGTCAGACGCTTAGGTTACGCTGTAATCCAAAACTGCAAAGTTGAAATCGGTGGCTCCAAGATTGATGAACAATATGGTGACTGGCTCAACATCTGGTACGAATTATCCCACAAAGTAGGCCAAGAAAGAGGCCACGCCAAGATGGTAGGTGATGTAAAAGATTTAACCAACTTTGC